TTGAAGAGGGCAACTCCGGTAACGTAAGGCAATGGCTTGGTTTGCAACTTACCACAGAGTTTGACGCTGAGGACGATTGGGGCGACCTGTAGCAGTTGCGGCATTTGGTGCACTTGATACAGTTGCTACACTTGATGCACTTGATGCAGTTGCGGCAGTTGATGCAGTTGCGGCAGTTGATGCAGTTGCTACACTTGATACACTTGATGCACTTGATGCAGTTGCGGCAGTTGATGCAGTTGCTACACTTGATACAGTTGATACACTTTGTTTGGCTTGCAGCGCTGGCGGTATTACGCTGGCGCAGCAATTTGGCATTTTGGTTGATACCGTTGATACACTTTCTTTTTACCCTTTAGCGTACACAAAAAATTTTGGTATATTAGCGATGACTAATATAAGCAAAAATTTTCTATACTATAAAAAGGTTGTAAGATGCTGTGTCTACTGTATCACATGTATTTTTATACAGTACCGGCTTGCGCCCGCACCCTCTGGAGGGGAAGTACCATGAAACCGTTACTAGCCACGAAGCACAGCAGCACAACAGCAATTTACCCTGTAATCGCAACGCCAAAGCTTGATGGCATAAGATGCTTAATAATTGGAGGCGTGGCGTATAGCAGAATGTTAAAGCCAATTCCCAATGACTTTGTGCAGGCTTGCATAAAGGGCTTCCCCGACAATTTGGACGGGGAGCTTATGTTGCGTAGCGGGGATTTTAATTCTGTGCAATCTGCCATTATGTCCAAGGAAGGCGAGCCTGATTTTGTGTACCACGCTTTTGACATGTTTGGCAGCCCGGCAGTGCCATATGTTTACAGGCTTGCAGAATTGGAAAACCTGAACTTTCAGCACGAGCGCTTTGCCATGGTGGAAACTGTTGTGGTTGCCACAGAACAGCACTTGTATGAACTGCACAATGCCTACACCAAGCAAGGCTACGAAGGGCTGATGTATAGACGCCCTGCAAGCCCGTACAAGCATGGCAGAAGCACACCGAGGGAAGCCTACCTTGTAAAGCTAAAAAGCTTCTGTGACGCAGAGGGCACGCTTGTAGAGCTACTTGAAAAGCAACACAACACTAACGCCGCAGAAGTGGACATGCTGGGCAACACCAAGCGCACAAGCCACAAGGCTGGCATGGTGCCTGCCGGTACTGCCGGTACTGCTGTAATCCGCTGGAATGGGCTTGAATTTAAAGTTGGCTTTGGTCCCGGCATTACGGATGAAGTGAAACAACAGTGGTGGGATCGCCGCCACGAGTTGGTTGGCAGAACCGTAACTTTCAGCTACCAAGAGTTAAGCAAGTATGGCGTACCAAGGTTTGGAAAACTGCTGGGCTTCCGCTTGGATCTTGGTGTACCATAGCCCGCATGGAGACATCGGCTAAACGAAACCTTACAATTGCAGAACTGCGCAAGCTTGTGCACGAAGGTGACGCCAGCGACCCACTGGTGTTTCTAGAGGCATTGGTTGGCGGGCAGGATGTGCGCAAGGCGAATGAAGCCTTGCGCCTTGCTGTGGAGATAAATGATTTAACTGGCGGGGAGCCATCACCGGAAGATTGGGCGGAACTGCTGGAATGCCTGTACAACAGCACGCCATGGCAACCAGTTGGTTTGAGCGACAGCTTGGCGGCTGCAAAAACGTTGGCCGAATACCTGCACCCGAAGCGCAAGCAAATAGACATGACTGGGCTTGATGGTACTGTGCAAGGTGCGCAGCCTGCACCACTAACGGCAGAGGAAGTGGACATGTTCTTGGAAAGGTTCAATGAACACTTCTAGCCTGTATGGTGCGCCAACACTGTTGCCGCCACGAGGCGTAATGCCTTACCAAGAAGTGTGCTACTGGGATAAGAATGAACTGCGTTTGCTGCGCCATATGTTGGAGAGTGATGGCATACAGTTCATGCGGTATTTCTTTAAGCTGCGCGAGGGAACAAGGCTGCTGCTTAACTGGCATCACTTGATGATACAAGGGACGCTAGAAAAAGTATTGACGGGTGAAATATTACGGCTGATAATCAATGTGCCGCCAGGATACACCAAGACAGAACTGGCAGTGTTAAACTTTATTGCGCGAGGGCTTGCCATAAACCCGCGCAGCAAATACATACACGTAAGCTACTCTGGCGAACTGGCGCACGAAAACAGTTCCAAGATTAAGGAAACAATAGAACTGCCAGAATACCAAGCGCTGTGGCCAATGGAAGTGCGGACCGACACCAAAGGCAAGAAGCGTTGGTTCACAGAGGAAGGTGGCGGCATGATGGCGGCACCGGCTGGCGGCCAGATAACCGGCTTCCGTGCTGGCCGCATGGAGCAAGGCTTCAGTGGTGCGTTTATTGCGGATGACCCGGTAAAGCCTGATGACGCATATTCTGCGGTAAAGCGTGGCGCAGTAAACAACCGTTTTACCAACACTATGCGCTCGCGCCTTGCTGTGGAAACGGTTCCCATGATAATTATCATGCAGCGCATTCATGAGAACGACTTAACTGGCTTTCTGCTAAGTGGTGGCTCGGGTGATATGTGGCACCACTTGAGCATACCCGCGAACTTAACCGAGGCAGAATTGGGGCGCAAGTACGACAAAAAGTATACCCATGGCTTACCCATAAACTTAGAGACCGCCTACAAAGCGCTGTGCGGCCCAGCAAGGACGTCCAACGGTTTACCCTATACCCTAGCCTCCCCCGACCCTGAACTGCCCTTTGAGGCTCCGCTGTGGGCTGCTAAGCATAGCCTGCAAGAACTGGAAACGCTGCGCAAAGGTGACCAGTACACGTTCGCCAGCCAGATGCAGCAAAACCCGTCCCCGGTTGGTGGTGGCTTGTTCAAGGACTCCTACTGGCGGCATTACGACGTGCTGCCGCCAGACGTTGACTTGATTTGCATATACGCAGACACGGCGCAGAAAACGTTAGAACGGCATGACTACTCTGTGTTTCAGTGTTGGGCAAGAAGCCCGAGCAAGGGTATATTCCTTGTGGACCAAATACGTGGGAAGTGGGAAGCACCAGACCTGTTCAGGAACGCCGCAACTTTTTGGGAAAAGCACAAGCCAACACTGCGCCGCCCTCGTGGTGCAAGCTGCATGAAGATCGAAGACAAGAGCAGTGGTAGCTCATTAATCCAAACGCTGAAGCGTGATTGCCTTATTCCAGTAGAAGGCATACAGCGCGACAGGGATAAAATATTCCGCGCAATGGGCGTCATAAAATACTTTGCCAGCGGGTATGTGCATATTCCCTGCAACCGTGATTGGATTGACGACTACAAAGATGAATTTAGAAAATTTACTTTAATGATGAACCACAAGCATGATGACCAAATAGATCCAACCATGGATGCGGTAGAAGACATGCTTGTATTCAACACTGCGCTTTATAGCGCGACAGCCCTTGGGAGATAGCTATGTCCAGCTTGCGCAACAGTTACGAACTCATTACCAATTCCAACCGTGGCGTTTATGGTACGCGCGAACTTACCATTGATGGCATACAAGGCAGCGATAACAACTTAGCCGTTAATGGTGCTGCCACACCGGTAGACTTCTGGTATCAGCCTGCTCCTGGAGACTTGTTTCGCATTGACGTAATCAACGTAACCATTACGGATAATGGTGCACCAGAGTTTGACAATTATGGTAACGTGGCCGGACCGCTCGCCAACGGCACAAGGTTTTTCCAGGAACGTGGCGGCGTGCGCGTATACAGCGATGCCACTTATAACACCAACGTAGATTGGATAACGGTTGCCACCACCAGTGAGATATTTGACATGGCGGTAACGCAGCGCATAATTGTTTACCGCGCAGAATTTCAGCGGTTCGCCAGTGGTCCGGTATATGTTGGCGACAGTGGGGATAAGTTTGGAATACAAATCAGTGATGACCTTAGCACTTTGACACTGCACAATTGCACGCTTACCGGAGCTGTTTACAGAGGCGTTTAGTTATGGAAAATGAAAAGAGATATACCAAGGCGCGAATCCTGCAGGAGCCAACGAAAAGCAGCGTAGCCGATGGGCTGGAAAACCTTATTGCCGAAGTTGGCACTGGGCAAGACAAGCGTGCGTTTAATGCCTTTGTAAACAAACGTCAGCTTACCAAGAACACCAACGAGCTGAACGCCATGTACCGCACGGACTGGCTAAGTGGCAAAGTGGTTGACATTATCCCGGACGATATGACCCGCGAATGGCGGGAATTTGATGGTGAAATTGACCCGGATATTGTGCGGGAAATTGTTGAGTTTGAAGAACGTATTGACTTGCGCGGGAAATTTAATTATGCGCACAAGCTGGCGCGGCTGTACGGCACAGCATTCATACTGCTTGCGGTAGAGGATGGGCAAACGCCGGACAAGCCCATGGTGGTAGAAACGCTTAAGCCAGATTGCCTGAAGCACATCACTGTGCTGGATTGTCTGCATATGAAAATGTATGGCGCAATACCGGTGGTTGACCCATTCAGCCCGAACTATGGTATGCCAGAATTTTACCAAGTTGCGCAAACCGGCACAGTGGTTCACCATAGCCGGGTATTGCGCTTTGATGGTGTGCGCTTACCTTACGACGAATTCCGGCGTGCAAATTTTCAGAGCGATTCTGTGTTGGACAGGATGTACGAAGCCATTACCAACTTTAACGTCACGTCTGTTAACGCCGCCAGCATGGTATATGAAACAAACGTTGATGTGGTGAAGGTTCGTGGCTTGATGAATTACCTGCAAACCAAAGAAGGTGAAAACCTTTTGCGGAAACGCTTTACGCTTGCAGGCTTGATGAAGTCGTTTAACAACATGTTGCTCTTGGATGCGGACGAAGACTTTAACACCAAGACCAATACGTTTTCTGGTTTGCCTGATTTGATAGACCGCTTTGGCTTGGCGCTAAGTGCAGCCGCAGACATACCGGCAACGCGCCTTATGGGTAGCAGTGCAAGTGGCTTTAACGCCACTGGTGAGGGAGACCTCAAAAATTATTACGACAAAATCCGCAGCTTGCAAATTTCTGAGTACAAGCCCAAGCTGGATTACTTTGATGCCATTATGGCAAAGTGCTTGGCGCTGGATGGTAGTGACCTGGATTACAGATTTGGCTCACTTTTCCAAATGACGCCAGAGCAGGAAGCCGCCTTGCAAAAGCTTAAATCAGAACGCGATGCAATATATTTGGACCGCGACGTAATACTGCTAAGCACAGTGGCAAAAGAGTTGCAGCAGGACGGCACTTACACCAACATAACCGACGAGTATATTGACGAGTTGGAGCAAGCCGAAGCCGCAGTTGAAATAAGTTTTGAAGCCGGAGTTATGCCAAATGGCGAAAGCGCGGATCCAACCGGTGCCGACATCGGTGAAACTGGCAACGAAGAACAAGCTGAAAGCGCAGAACAAGAAGCCGGGGAAGAGGACGATACCGAAGAAGGGACCTGAAGTAAAGTACGCCAAGCAACTGCAAGCACTGGTGGCAGCAGTATATAAGGACATAGTTGCAACCTTAACACCAGTGTTGGCAGCCACCGAAAGCCAGTACATTGCTGACGGCTATGCTGAGGACATCGCAGCAGCGTTTGCAAAGCTGAGGGCGCAGTGGATAGGCCTCACCCTTATAGCTGGGGAGGAGGCTGCTACACGAGTCGCTGTGGACTTTGTAGCGCTTACCAACGCATCCCAGAAGCAGGACTTTTATGCTGGCATGAACAAGGCGGTTGGCGTTGACTTTAGCAACATAGCCAGTGAACAGCTTAGTGGTCCGCCGGGTAGCATCCCTGCCAATATGTTACGTGGTGGCACTCCGGGCACCATATTGCCGCAGGCTAAGAACGTCAACGATTTGCTTCAGGCTTCTGTCAGGGAAAACGTAAATCTTATAAAGACCATACCGGCTGAAGCATTGGACAAGGTGGAAAAACTGGTGTGGGCAAGCACCACCAAGGGCGAAGGTGCAAAGTCCATCATGCGCCAAATAGCCAGCAGGCAAACAGGCAAGTACGCTGAAGACCTCAGACACGCAAGATTTATAGCGCGTGACCAAACGGCAAAGCTTAATGGCAACCTTAACCGCATACGGCAGACCAACCTTGGCGTGGAGGAATATATTTGGGTAACGGTTGGTGACGACAGAGTGCGCGAAAGCCATGCACGCAAGAACGGCAGAATTTACCGGTGGGACAAACCACCGGCTGACACCGGGCATCCCGGGCAGGATTACCAGTGCCGGTGCATTGCGCAACCAATCTTGCCAAAAGATTTGGATTAGGTTGTTGCGCCACAAATAAAATCACCATATACTGCAAGCGTCGGAGGAAATTTTATGCTGATTTTTGACAGGTTAAAAATGTCTACGGAGCGCATCTACACAGATGAAGGCTTCCTGACGTCTCCTGCAAGAATTGCAAAAACAGGAATACAAGAATATACAGCCGAGTCCATGGGTAAAAGCCAATACGGCAGCACAAATATTGTGCGCGTCTATCGCCCGCCAGAGGAAGTGTTTTCAGAGGACAGCCTGAAAACATTTGCTTTTAAGCCAGTTACCAACGAGCATCCACCAGAGTTGGTCAACGCCAAAAACGCCAGGAATTACCAAGTTGGCTTGAGCGGGCACGAAGTGGTAAAGGATGGGGATTTTGTAAAAACAACCATTACCATTACGGACGGCGACACAATTGATTCAATCAAAAACGGCAAGGTAGAACTGTCTAACGGCTACACTGCCGACATTGATTGGACACCGGGCACCACGCCGGAAGGTTTGGAATACGATGCAATACAGAGAAATATCCGCGGAAATCATATTGCGGTTGTACAGCGCGGGCGAGCCGGACCACAAGTTCGGGTAGCTGATAACCAATATACGGAGGCCAAAATGGCAACCATTACTATTGACCAAGTGGAGTACGAAGTCACTCCGCAAGTTGCGCAAGCGGTTGGTAAGCTGCAAACGCAATTGAATGACGCCACTTTGGCTTCCGACGAAGCAGCCGGTAAAGCGGAAACTGCTTACGTTGAAGCTGAGAAGGCAAAAGCTGATGCTGATGCCGCTAAAGCCATGGCGGATGCTGCGCTTGCCAAGGTGCCAACTGCAGAACAGATTGACAAGCTGGTTCAAGACCGCGCCGAGTTTGTTGCCAAGTGTAAAGCCATTGTGCCAACGCTTGACTGCACCGGCAAAAGCGTAGAAGTTCTCAAGCGCGAAGTTGTTGCCGCCAAGTGTGCCAACGTACAGCTTGACAGCGTTTCCGCCGATTACATTAATGCGCGGTTTGATATTTTGGCCGAATCCAAAACGGATGTTCTGGACGAAGCACTTAAAGCGCGGGCTTCTGCACCGGCAACCACCACTGACTCCCGTCCGCTCTACGTTATTGCCCGCGAGCGCATGGTAGCTGATTCACAAAACGCTTGGAAAACGGCAGGAGAAGCCAAATGAGTGCTCAAACCTCTTACGCAATTAATCAGCCTGTAGCTTACGCTGGCCTGATTTACGACGCTAATAGCGGCAGGGATGTGGTTAGTAGGGATGCCGAAGGTGTCGTCCCGTTTGGCGTTGCTGTGGGTCGTGGGACCGACGCTGACCGTCAATGTGCGGCTGGTGGTGCTGCCACTGCTTACCTTGGTGTTTCCGTTCGTTCGCTGGAGCGCGAAGGTGCTGCCAATACTGGCGCAGTGCAATACGAAGATACTGAAACCGTTGGTATCATGCGCACTGGCTATGTGTGGGCTGTTTGCCCTACTGGCTGCGTGCCGGGTGATGCGGTAATCTACACTGTTGCCACTGGCGTACTTGACACTGGTGTTGCTGGTGTTGGTGCAGCAGAAATTGACGGCGCAGCTTGGCAAACCACCACGGCTGCTGGTGATCTTGGCGTGATTCGCCTTGGTTCTGGTTCCGCAACGGCTGGCATTTAAGGGGAATCTCATGAAAACTTTTAAACTCAAAAATGGCGGCAGTGTTGTATTTGACGGCATGCACGCAACGGCCGAAGTAGACGGCACCACTGTTGCTATGGATGGTGCACTTGTGCACGCCATGCAAACCGGTATCGTAGACGCAGACGGCGCAGTGTTTTTCCAACGCCAGTTGGAATTTGTCAAAGCGCGTTCCTATGACGTTCGCTATGCTGAACTGAAGGCGCGGATGCTGTTCCCGGTTTCTACTGAAGCCGGACCCGGTGTCACCACCATCACATACCGCACTTACGACCAAGCTGGCGCGGCTAAAATCATCAATGCCTATGCCAACGACCTGCCTCGTGCAGACATTGGTGGCAAAGAGACTTCCATCCCAGTGCGCAGCGTTGGCACTTCGTATGGTTACAACATTGATGAGATCGCAGCAAGCCAGCTTACCGGCCTTGGCTTGGACCAACGCCGAGCCAACGCTGCACGCCGCAGCATTGAGCAGGTTGTAAATGATGTTGCGTTCTGGGGCGACGCCACGAGCGGGCTGCCGGGATTGTTCACCAATCCTAACGTCCCCACTGGTAACGTAGTTGATCCCGGTGCTGGCACCGAGTGGTCCACCAAGACGCCGGACGAAATTCTGTTCGACATTAACGACCTGTTCGCTGACATTTTTGAAACCACGAAAATGGTTGAAAGCGGCAATACTTTGCTGCTGCCACCGGCACAGTGGGCTTTGATTATGTCTACTGCCCGCAGTGCAAACAGCGACACTACCATTGCGCAATACGTGGCAATGAACAGTCCTTTCCTTAACAGCATTGCAGATATTATTCCTGTTAACGAATGTGCTGCCGCAAACAACCCGGAGCTGACCAGCGATGCCATGGTGGCATACGACAGAAGCCCCGATAAGCTGCAACTGGAAATTCCGGTTGACCTGGAGTTCATGCCTGTACAGCAGAAAAACCTGGAGTTTATTATCCCAGGTCGTTCGCGCTTGGCTGGCTTGAATATTTACTACCCTCTGTCGCTGGCAATTGCCACCGGCATTTAATCCCACAGAAAGGACGGCGCAATGGCAACCGTACGAAACAACACTGCACGACAATTTAACCTGAAAGCACAAGTTGCCAAGGGGACTAAAGTTATTGTCGTGCGGCTGGTTCCGGGTCTCAATACTGTAGACGATGCGGCATGGAAGGAAGTGTCTAAATCAACTTTCGTGCAGGAGCTCGTGACCAAGCGCAACATTGAGTCCGGTCGTTCGGTTGAAAACGACGTTCTGTCTGAGG